TTCCCAAAACGCGAACATGGAACGCCGGACTATCCTGCCCGTAGCGCTTCTCCATGTCTTTAACAAAGTCGTCGGCGACGCGAGGGCTATCAACGCAGCTAACGTGCATCGTGTGCCAATCTTCCTTCAGGCGGTTGTGTGTGTCGTAAAAAAAGCCAGTGTTACGTGTGGGGTTGCCGGTCAAAACAGTCGTCGCGTTGTGCCCCGACATACTACCGCTGGCGGCCTCGAAAACGCTGGCCGGTATGCCACTTGCCTCATCGGCCAGCAAAAGCACATTTTCTGAGTGAACTCCTGCAAGCGCTTCCGGCTGCTCCTGCCTAGACGTCCGACACGATATAAACGTGCTCTGTGGCTGGCTCTTGAGCTCAATACGGTCACTCTTGATTTCCAGTAAATCGTTAAAAGGCTTTTTCAGACGCTTGGCTACATTTTTCATTTCTGCGAAGCAGGCGTCAAAAAGCTGGGCCGACGTGGGGGCCGTCACAACCGTTTTCGACGGCACACGCATTAAAACGTGCCACACGGCAGCCATAGCAACAGCCGTTGATTTTCCTACCCCGTGCCCAGAGCGACAACTGACACGTCTAGTCTTCGGGTTAGCGACTTCCCGTAGCAATTCCTTTTGCCAGTCGTCGGGCTCAATGCCTATCACTTCGATGGCGAACTTAACGGGGTCATTTCGGTAGCGCTTCATCAGCTCTAAGAAGGGGTTGTTGTTAACATTTTGTTTCATGTGATTATCCTAAAATTTTTTTACGGGATGTGTGAGGAGGACCTGTGCATTTGCGCCGGCTGGCGCTGGAAAAAGGGGGGGGTCTAAAAGCTGTTTTCGCATAATACGTATTATGTTAATTTTATTATTCAATGTAATCAATGACTTAGCGAAAACGCCCTCCCGAAATGCACGAAAACGACATCAATAATGCATGAAAGTTGACATTTTTACCGACTTTTGACACGCGCACGCGCATACGCGAGTGTAACTTAGTGTGCGAAATCATCGTTCAATCTCTTCCGCTTCACCCTCGATAACATTATCTAAGAGCTCAGCAGCTTGCGCGTGTAAATCATTAACGCTTATGTTTATTGCCACGTCACGTTGTCGAGTATCATACTTAGAGTTAAGCTTACTCGCCATCCACTTATCAGTATCAACCTTTAACCTCGACACGTTGACATCTTCAGGCTGAGCTGTTTGAGCTGTGTCAACTGCACGTTCAGCATAGTAATGGCCAGCTTCATTTAACGCCTGTTCATATCTGCCACGTCTTCCACCGGCAGCATCTAACCACATAGCAAATAGTTTATAGCCAATGTTAAACTCTTTCATTAACGTGCGAACTGAAGTGCCTGTAGAAATACGCTCCAACACTTCATCCTCGCCAATCTGTTCTATGGCTGCAATCTTAGCCTTACCTATCTTACCTACCATTTGATCCTATCTCCCCAGCTAAAGCTGAATACCCACAAATATCTACCCAATGATCTGCTTTATCAGGTGATACTCTTATCCTAGATATTTTAAGTAATACCATCATTACAGCTACATCGATGTGACCTATTTCATAACCAGTGTAAGCTGACCATAGAGCTGCCGTGTTCTCAAAGTTTTCTTTAGCATCTCCATAGTCAGCGTTACGATCATTGTTAATGACCTTCATTGCTTCTTTTAATATCTCATCTCTATCCATTACCACGGTATTTCATCCCCTATTGACCAATCTATTGACTTATCTATGCCGTCACGAATGACAGTTGTTATCTCCGCTTTAGGAAAACTATCGTAAGCAGCTTCCAAAAACTTAGCCGTAAAATCATTAGATAATATTCTAGCAACATCTTCGAAGCTGTAAACTATCCAATGCTTATACTTCTCACGTAATATGTGAGCATTGCGTGACGCAACGCAAACAATTCTACCACCTTCGAGCTCGACGCAATAACAATCTTCAGCCGGAGGCTTATGACCGGCTTCGAGCGCAGTCTTCTCCAACACATCCCACGCCCTCATAAGTTGAGCTGCAATCTTATTAGTTGCCATTACGTCGTTAGCTTCGACTGCGTAACCTAGCGCCTCGTAAGCAGCTTCAAAACGTCCAGCCATTTCTGGCGGCACAAACGTAGGCAACGTATCACCCCAGTTATCAACTTTCTCACGGGCAATACGATCCAACGGTTTAAGCTGCCCCCACACTTCTGCTTTAATAAGTGGAGCGCCGCCTTCAGGTCTACCAAGTACATCACGTCCCTTTCTCTGTGCTTCACTTAATGTAACACGTTTCTTTTTCTTTTTCATTACCATGCTAATCTCCCTAACTTTTCCTCACCTTGTTTCCTCACCTCACCTCACCGCCTCCTCACTTACGTATATATATACGTTAAGGTGAGGAGGAAGGTTTTAGAGGCTATTTTACCTCACTTCCTCACCTTTCCTCACTTAGACATAGGAAGGTGAGGAACTAATGAACGGTACGCCCATGACTACTAATATCACTCATTTCCATCAGCAACATACGAAAGAACGTCAGGTCAGCTATCCCGTCATCACAAGCCCTAAGAGCCTCACGCCTTTGACCTTCCTTAAATATGTCTTTGGTTCTTTTGTTTGTGTGGTTCCATTCCACCTCATATATTTCCTCTTCAGGGCTCCACACGAGCCGTGCGATTACTTCTTCATTTTCACTCATAATAACACCTTAAAGTTTTCTATGTTAAAGTGAGCCATTGGCTCAATGTCCTGAGGATCTCCACGTTTCACTGACCCTCCTACATTTACGTGAAAGTCTTCCGGTGGAAATTTTGTTATGGCGAACTTGTCAGTAAATTGGACGGCTAGAAAACACGGCAACTTTGTCGCCTGCGTTAAATTGCTTGCCATCATTAACTTATACAAGCTTATCATATATGTGCCATACCGTGTCATATCGTTTTTGCGTTGCCTAACCTCAATAAATGAAACTGCCTTACCATTTCGCATTGCCATAAAGTCCAAGCTTAACTTTATTGGCATTTTATACAATTCACACTTAAACACATTCTCTATAACTTTTGCTATTTGCTTTTCGTTATTTAAGTCGTCCTGCGTTTCATAATACGGACGCTTCATAACCCAGCCTCTTCTCCAGTTATCCAAGCCCCAACCGACACGACTTGTACTTCCCTCGCCTGACGCTTGTCATAAAATTGTTCTACACGTAGCACGTCAGTCTCCAGCCATTGCTTAACTATAGCACGGATTTTAGCTTTTTCGTGTTTCTTTTCCACGTCAAGACTTAAAGCCTCTGCCACGGCAGAACCCACCCACATCTTAGCTTGCACACTTTGCCTGTAAGGGTCACCGTCTTCCAGCGCCTGCCCGACTATCCGCTGCACCTTCATAGCGTCGCGTGTTGTCACGCCGTCAAACAAGTCAGGCATTTTAAACGGAACCGCGACGCCCACGTATTCGCCATTAGGTAGCTGCACGCCTTCCATGCGCCTGTACACCGCCTTCTCTGCCGGCGGCGCCAAGTTAGCCTTACCGTCGTCAACTCTGAATATGCCCAGACTTTGCTGCTCGTTTACACCCAGCTTCAGCGCGTCGTCCTGACTGACCTTATTGATAACTCTGGCAGCTCTAGCAGCTCCGATAAGTGACCCAGCGCCACGCACGCTATCCACCGTCGCGTCGTCGCCGTGCATCTTACGTATGTGATGCGTCAAAACAAAAGCGCAATCAGTTCTATCCGCTATCGATCTGACACTGGCTATCGCCGCATTCATTGCCACGTTATCATTTTCGTTTATTTGATTTGCGCCAACCCACGGGTCAACGAATACCATGCCTATATTGTTTTGCTCTATCTTGTCGGCCATGTATTCCCTGAGCTCCTCGTCTACGTCGAGCCCGTCACGTGACTGCTTGGCAAATATAATTTTTAAATCGCGTCCGGCGTCCAGAAATAGCCTGCCCCTGACGTCGTCAGCTTTAACTTCGTAATGCATCATGGCGGCAGCCACACGACGCTGCATTTCCTCCAGAGGATCTTCGAGGTTAATGAGCCACACGTTACATTGCTCGTGCACCATGTCCTCCAGCAGCGCCTTGCCTGTAGCAATGGCCAGCGCCTCAACTGTTTGCATCGAAGTCTTGCCAATGCCTCCAGCCGACGCCAGTACACTCACGTTAGAACGTATGTAGTGACGCCCGTATATCCATCGACGCGCCGGTATACTTGCCGGATCTATCGGATCATACGGCGTCGGCCATTGTCTTTCTGCCTCAATAGTTTCCTGTTTCACTTGCTCTACCGGCTTTGCCAGCGCCAACGCCTCACGTAACTTGTCCTCACCCACTTCCTTTAGGTAGTCGTTTGCGTCCACGACGTTCTCGACGCCTAGCTCATTAAACCTGACGACGTGCACAGACGTGCTACCGTCGCCGCTGAGCACGTCAGCGCATTTGTCTACGTCCAAGTCAGGATCTGCACATATCGTCACGTCTGAGGCTCTAGGCACGTTGTAAGACTGCATTCCAGCCTTACCAAATGTGCACACGATAGTCGCCTCGACGTTACCACTTGTCGCTTGGTGTACTGACAATGCGTCTTCTGGCCCTTCCACTATTATGATTGCGCCTCCGTCGTGCTCGTCGCCAATACGCATTACGTTACCAGCTATTACGCCACGGCTGTATTTGGATATACCATTGTGTATACGCTTCTTACCTTCCGGCGTTAGTAACACGGCCTGTATGCCCTGCACGTCGCCCTCCGAACTAAGCGCCGGAAATATGATTGCTGGACCGTCATACACGTTAGGGCTAAAGCGTGCTACATTCGTTGCTGTAGACGCTCTGAGACCCCGTGAGTTAAGGTAAAGCAACGCCGGACGTATTGCGTCCTTGTTGTCACGACTGATAGGCACGGCCCTGTCCCACGCTTCCTTAGCCTTTTTAATTTTGTCTTTGCGTGTTTCCTGATCCCGTACCAGCATTTCCTTGTTAGCCAGCCGGCTGATTAACCTGTCGAACTCTGACACTGTATAAGGCATTGTGTCTGAGTTTTCTAAAATTTTAGGATTTGCACCGCCACGTTTAAAACCTGATCCGATTGTGGCTTTTATCTCTGGGTCAGTTAGGCCGACTGACTTTGCAGCCGTGTGCAGCTCCATAATGGCTAGGTCAATGTTAGACGGCGCTAGGTGCGCGTGCCTGCCTAGCAAGTATGCAGCCTTGTTTAATGTTTCATTACGGCCACCTTTTAACGTTAGAGTAACATCTCCGACGGCACTTTCTTTTACTTTTTCAAAATAAACTTCTGACATTTTTTTCTCCCAAATTACAAACGCCCTGCCCAATCACTCAGGCAGGGCGCGTCTTCTTAGAACCCGAAGTCTTTACCTTGGCTACTGTCCCCTGCCGGTTGAACACTGGGAGGTTGCGTTGCAGTCGCGGCAGGCGTTGCCTCATAAGTAGTCGCGGCTATTGCGACGGGTTGCTCATTGCTCACCGGACGATCAATCCACTGGGCAATGTTGAAGCCTACATCATAAGAAGTCCCCTTACCTATCACAACAGGCGTACTGGTTGTAACTTGCACTACCGGTATTTTTGTTGCGAAATTAGGGTCATTCTCAACTTGATTATAAAGCTTGGCGATAAACTGACCAGCTCCATAACTGTTGTTGCTAAATTGAGCTTCACGCCCATTTGCCCAGCAATCTACCTCGAACCCCTTTTTATGTGGGCTCCCCTCAGGCTTTACTAATGGCTGTGCAGGCGAAGGCCACGCTAGAAATTCGCGCACTCCTACGTCAATGTGAAGCCAGCCAAAGACGACGTTTTTAATGTCTATGGCTATTCCTCTAGCCATATCAATATCCTCAATATCGCCTAAAGGTGTTCTCATGGTCCACTTGTTTTGTGGCAAATTAACCCTGACATAAGACATATCAGAGGTGTTGTTTTCGTCTTGAAAAGTAATTGGCATATGTGTCTCCTTGACTACGTTTGCTCATTGGTGAATTTAAAAGTGTACGGAGGTATTTGCAGAGTTTGCAACTCACCAAAATCATAACCCCATACACCACTCTCTTGCGCCATGACAAATTTGTCTAACGCAACTTCAACGGCTGCCCTGCCCTCTTGCAGTGACCTCTCGTCGAGCTCGTAGACGCCTACACAGTAAGGCGCCTCTTTTCCTACAGCAATAAACACGAACCTGTCTATTTCGTGGCCTTCAAGTGCCATACACATACGATAAAATTGGTCCTGTATGTGATAGCCTAACTTACCAGCCTGCGACGCGAAGCCTGACGGCGACGGGTCCACTGTCGTCTTTAAATCAATTATTGCGGCAATGTCTTTGCGCCACGCATCCGGCCTACATCTTAATTCAGCATTTCTTACGTCATCTTTTACAAATACGCTGGGCTCTATTAATATGTCTCCGGTTAAAAGTTTTGCAGCTTCCTCGTTTGCCCACACAGCCTTAGCCATGTCGTGTGCAATTTTATACTCTGCCTCTGTCAGTAATATGGCGCCGGCAGCTTCGGCTTCCTCCTTACGCTCTGTCCACGCCTTGCCACGCCTAGTCTCTGGGCCACACCAGACAGTGTTAGATCTGTGAGGCTCTAAGCAGAGCGTGTGAGTAGCTGTACCCAAGTCAAAAGCTGCTGAGCTTTTAAATTCGCCGTACTTGTAATGCGCTAAAGATTTTTGCGCTATAATTTTTGCACCTGACGCGCTTAATGCTGGCGATAGGTGATATTCCTCATTGTCGAGGTTTAGTTTTATACTCATGCTGTTTGCTCCCATAATTTCCAATGAGTAGAGCCTCGGCTCTGTGTTCATCTTTTTTTCTTTTTAACTCTGACGTTAGGTCAGGATACCACTGCTGTGCTAGACGTCTACTCGCGTCTTTATCTTTTGCCAAGCCTAAGGCTCGTTTCCAAGTGTTGGCGCTTACAATTGTGTAAGGCGATCTAGA